CGTAGGATTACAAGAGGAAGTTAACCAAAGACGACTAAGGGATAAGTTTGAGTTTAAGGAGTTTTCCCCTGAGTTTTGGGAAACTTCTTATCTTAGTCTGTATTCAAGCTTCCCTCATATCGAAAAACTACCCAAGGACAAGACAAAACTATTGGTAGGGAATCCTTGCTGCAAAATAGCTTATCTAAAAAACAAAAAGGAATACGTTTTGCTTAAGTTAGAGGAAAGGAAAAAACGTCCATATCTAGGCAATCCTGACGCTAAAAAGCACACAACTAAACCCCCTGATAAGGAGGCTCTTAAAAAATATTTTTATCCTGATTTAGCTGATAAAATATTTGAGATTGGATCGGAGTTCAGAGGGTGCTTTTATCGTTATGTTATTTCAAAAGCGTTTGAGACTGCAAAAAAAGGCATCAGAGGATTCCCTAAGTACAAAGGAAAGTTAGACTCAGTACAAAGCTTAATAGTTGGGCATCCTACTCTAATTAAAATTCGAGATAGTGGGATATTTCTTAATAAGCAGATAGGGCTGTTGGTCATTGACGATATCAATCGACTATCAAAAGAATCCGACGTAAGAATGGCATCTATAGTTAGAAAGGCATCTGGCTATTATTTGCACCTTACAATTAATCTCCCTGTTCCTATGCACTTTCCTTCCGACAGACAGATAGGAATTGATGTAGGATGTGTCAATCTTTACACTGATAGTGAGGGAAGGCATATTGAGACTAAAGCTTACTATCGGAATAAAGAAAGAAAGATTGCTCACTTACAAAGAAAAATGGCAAGGCAAGAAAAAGGCTCGGCTAATTATCTTAAGAGCAAAGAAAAATTAGCATTGCTTCACGAACAAATTAAAGACCGTCGGGCAGGGTATCTACATCAAGTTAGCCACAAATTGACTCAGAAGTATTCCCATATTGCCATGGAGGATTTAAAGCTTAAAAACATGACCAAGCGAGCAGGAGTAAAGGAAAATGAGGATGGCACTTATGCCCATAATGGAGCTTCTGCTAAATCAGGACTAAACAAATCTATTTTAGATCAGGGGATTGGGGAACTCAAAAGGCAATTGATTTATAAAGCCGAAGAGAAAGGAGGGCGAGTAGTTCTAGTTAATCCTAAATATACTTCCCAGACTTGCTTTAATTGTGGACACAAGCACAAGGATAACAGAAAGTCTCAATCCGAGTTTATCTGTGTGTCCTGTGGCTATTCTGCAAATGCTGACGAAAACGCAGCAAAAAATATCTTGACACTTTCTCTTATTAGTAGTACGATAGGTGTATTAAGGAGTTCGCTTCTTAGCTACCCTTCCTTGTTGGGGAAAGCAGTCAGTTTACTGGCTTACGTCTGTGGAAGTCCCAAGGGTACTTGTGAAGCAGAAAGGGAACGGAGCGATCCACCCATTAACCCTCCCGTAAAAGGGGGCAACTGCCTAGACAACTTTAGTACCTTGACAATTAAAGATCCTCGACATCAATCAGAGAAGGTATCTCAGCCTATTGATTCGGTTCAATTAACCATCTGGTAATTGGATCGGTGCTTACTCTCGCAACTTTGCCCTTAATTCCTTTCGTGGCTTGGCTTTGAGAGAAGCCCCCGACAAACGACTAGAGTTGTCTAGGCAGTTGAAGGGAGATACTAGACGCTCTTACAGCTTACTGCCTATCCCATGGCCCGACAAACGACTAGAGTTGTCTAGGCAGTTGAAGGGTTTACTTTCGCGTTCCAGCACTACTGGGGATATCAGGGAACCGACAAACGACTAGAGTTGTCTAGGCAGTTGAAGGTTGTTTTTGCCGTCGGAGTTGTAAGAGAATCTCATTCCGACAAACGACTAGAGTTGTCTAGGCAGTTGAAGGGTTTACTTCCCCGAACAAGTAGCGGTAATGTTGCCGACCGACAAACGACTAGAGTTGTCTAGGCAGTTGAAGGTTGAGTAATGGTTAAAGCGTTGGGTATCTTCAATCCGTCCGACAAGTGACTAGAGTTGTCTAGGCAGTTGAAGGAGAATTTACGTTGCTTGCCTTGCTGCGTATGTAACTGACAAATGACTAAAGTTGTCTAGGCAGTTGAAGGTTGACCCCAATCATCTCGACTGGCATTATGCAGGACTGACAAACGACTAGAGTTGTCTAGGCAGTTGAAGGGTGCAGTTAAAGGCCGGGTGGGACGGATCACTAATCGCCGACAAATGACTAGAGTTGTCTAGGCAGTTGAAGTGGTGAGCTATATGTGTTATCTATAGGTGATCCGATACCGACAAACGACTAGAGTTGTCTAGGCAGTTGAAGGTTAATGCCTGTAGTTTTGTTTTCATTACCTTTTTGCTTATGCCCCGACAAATAACTAGAGTTGTCTAGGCAGTTGAAGGGTGTGCAGTAGACCTTATACTCTTCTCTTATCAATTCCAACAAACGACTAGAGTTGTCTAGGCAGTTGAAGGCTAGATTTAGACGCTCTAGTAGGTACAAAGGTCAAATTCCGACAATCGACTAAAGTTGTCTAGGCAGTTGAAGGTGAAGCGAGCGAGTTAAAAGAGTTTTTAACTAAGACCCGACAATCGACTAGAGTTGTCTAGGCAGTTGAAGGGGCAAAGCCAATCAAAAAAGAGGATATTGGGGACTGGCTTCGTTCTCTGCTTGACTAAAAAGATGGTACAATACAGAAAACATTGAGGATATCAAACATGGCACTAAATCCAAGTATAGGAAATTATATAAAGAAACACTGGGAGGAGTTTGACGAGGATGAATGGGAAAAGGTTAAATACATATCTGTAGATATACGGATAGCTAATGAAAAAATAAAGCAAACCATAACTGAACTAGATATAGAAGGCGATAGAGCCCTCATCAAAACACTTGAATCTTTGAGAGAAAAATTTGATGAGCTTATTCTAATAGCTAATGATACGTTAGTATTTAGAAGTATTGTGTCTGAAATAAGAGAATCTAGAAAAATAGCCCCTGATCCCAAGACAATGGAAAAAGTAAAACGGCTCATTGCAAATGGTAAAGCCAAAGCGGAAGAAAGAAAAAAATGGTACACTGGGGATAAATACCTAGTAGTACCATGACGACTATAAACATTAAGGGCAAAGAATACGAGTTAAACACACCTATCCCCGCCATATCGCTTTTACAAGTAGTAAAGTACCTGAAAGCGATTAGTTTTGACGGAAGAGAGATTTTGACTCAGGATTTAGACAAAGCAGCATCCTACCACTTCGGGCTAATGCTCAAGAATCCTCCGTTAGAATATTTTACCGAACAGGGAGTCAGGGGATTGTCCATTACTGAAATTATCACGGCTTTCAACGAACTAAGTCGAGCCCAAAATGATGCTACGGACGCTAAATCAGCCACTATCACAGTAGATCCCAAGGATGCCGAAATAGAAAGATTAAAGCTAAAACTATTGGAAAAGGAGCAATCTAATGGCTAATGGGATCGATATTTCTGCAAATCTAGTTCTAGATGTTTTGGATGCTGAGAAAGCACTTCAGGGCATCTCAGTAGATCCAATTGAACTACCCCTTGCCCCTATTAATACGGGGGCAATTGAAAAACAACTCAAGGGATTATCTGGGGAAATAAAACTAGATGCTATATTTGATGACTCCATCTTTAAAAAGACGGCGGAGTCATTGGGAGCAGAGATTCAATCCACATTAGACAGCCTAACCCTTGATAGCGATAAGGGTATCTTCGGCTCTATAGCGTCTGGGATAGGAAGCGTTCTAACTCTACCTCTACGGCTTGCGGGCGCGGGTTTAACTACCGTGTTACAGGGGGCAATCGGGGGGATCGGATTCCAACTTTCTCAAGAAATATCAACGGGATTATCCCAAGGGCTACAAGGGGAATTATTGGGTATTGGTTCGTTTGATGTCATCGGCAAATCCATCGGCAAAAACATCGCTAAAGCCGCGAGAGATATAACTGGGGAACTTTTACAGGATTTTAACTCTAGTCCGTTACAGCCAGCAGTACAAGGTTTGACCGATAGACTCCAATCGGCACTAAAACAATTAGAAGGTGAAATACTCCTAGCGTCTAAAAGTGCGTCTTTTGTGGAAAGACAGGCTAGATCCAAACAAAAGCAGCAAGCCACGGAACAATTAGCTGTAGAAGGACAACAGGAATTATCAGTAGTTCCTCAAGTCCAAAAGCAACTTAGGCAGATTCGGGCTAGGATTGCCACGGTAGAATCAGGTGATCTTCAAAAAAGAATCGACAAACTAAATGAACTTCAGCAACAATTAAAAGATTCGGAAACTAGGATCGCCGCAGTTCAAGATATAGGTTTAAACCCTGAAAAGATAAAAGCCGCGATAGCAGAATTAGAACAAGAGCAGGAAGAATTAAATACAGCATTAGAGCAAGCTTTAAAGCCTCAAGATGTAGGGCTTATCCGAGAGATAGGAAAGCAGTCCGATTCAATTCAATCCATAAAATCCCTCTTGGTAGGGATTCAGTCTGGGGAAATAAGAAATCCTCAGTTTCAAGAATTAATAGCCCAAAGAAACAGATTAAAGTCTAATGTTGAGTCTTTAACTAAAAACATCGAGACTAGCCAGAATGAACTCGTGGTATTGAGGAATCAATATAACGAAGCTTTTAATAGAATTACCAACCCTCTATTTATTCGTCAATTACAAGCCCTAGGAGTGCAAACGGGCAAGCAACTACAGGAGTTAGTAGCCAAGGTTCAATCCTTGGCTAGGGAAGAAAGTACGGGGGTATCGGCACAAGCGGTAATTAATCCTGCTATATCGGCTCTATCTGGTCAAATCGAGTCATTACAGGAGAAAAGGAATCAATCGGTAAGAATCCTATCTGAACTGCTTCAGAGCGATGATATAGCCAGAACAGTAGAGCGAATTGTTGAGCAGGTAGGTCAAGAGCAGACAGTTCTCAATGACGCTCTATCTGCATCAAAATCTAATGCTAATGTTCCCACCGCGCTATCTAATTCTATTAAGAGATCGTCCCGTCTTGGTAATCAAGTCAAGAGATTAGAAGATGCCATAATTGCGAGAAGAGAAGAATTTAAAAAGATAACTGCTTTTGTTGGGGTAGATCCAGAAGCCGAGATAATATCTAAGCAATTAGAGCGTGAAATCATTGACTTAACAAAACAGCGTAATTCCGTATCTACTGAGCTATCAAGGCTGTTAAATAGCCAGTTTGAGTTAAGCTCTGAATTATCAGGAAGTGAGGCGGGTGCGTCGCAATTATCCCTAAATCTGCTTAAACAATATACTCAAATAAGCCAATCGACTCAAAGGGAAATACAAGAGCTAAGAACTCAATCTAGAGCCATCTTTGAAAGAATAGATGCGGCGATTTCATCTGGGGATAAAGTAGAGACTGACCGACTTAAAAATATAGCTAAGGGATTAGTAGATAGAATAACTAATCTCAAGCAGATTGATAGTGCGATAACCGACAGGATAGCCACTATATCGCAATCTCCATCAATAACTCAAGCCCAATCAAATACTGCTATCTACCAAGAAGCTAGGCAGTCAATAAATCAATTAGAACAAGAGTTAGTATCCTCTATTGGAGTTGAAAATATTGATGATGCTGTAGTCACTCAAATCAAACAGTTGTTATCCACTGTTCAAGCATCAATACTAGAGCAAAGAAATCTAGAAAACTTAACCAACAAACTTAAATCTGTTGACACGACTCCCGCCATTGACCGCGCTGGTTTTAATACATTAACCGCTCAGATTAACGAGAAATTAACATTCTTAGTTGCCTCTTTGCAAAAAAGTTCTAAAGAGATTGGGACTACAGTATCTCAGGTCAGGGAATCTCAGTTAAAGAACTTTTTAAGAGTTGTCAACTCGTTTGAATCGGATTCTCAGTTACAAGCAGAAAGGCTAAATATCCTAATTAGAGAATCTCAGAAGATAGCTAGAGCCTATCAGGAATTATCCAAAGATCAGGATTTATTTTCAGGGGATAGAGAAAATGCCGAATCTATCGCTAAAGCGATAACTGCCAGAATAGAGCAATATAAGCAAGCACTAGAAACCATCAAATTAGGGGCTGGTGACAGGCAGACTCAATCCCAGTCTATAACAACAGCAGCACTTAGCTACAAGGCAGTTTTAGACCAATTAAATAACGTCGTTAATAAAACTCAATCTGATACTGCTAACAATCTGCAAGAGTCAGCCAATCAGGTTAAACAGCAAGTTTCTGATGTGGTTCAAAAAGCATTTAGCCGATCAGGACGCAACACGGGTCAGGTCATCGAAATATCGCCAGAACTGACTAATGCTCTAAATGATTTAATTCAGAAGGTTAGTGGAGCATCTGGGGTAATTCTAGACAAGATTCCTGAGATAGTAGGAATAGCAGGGAAGAATACCAGCTTTGCTGTAGAGGATGACCTAATAATCCTATCAGAAAGATTGGTCAAGGAAGCCGAAAAAGATTTTAGCGAATTTGGCAAATTATCCACTGAATTTATTTTTACTTTATTCCATGAAGCTAGGCATATAGTTCAAACAACAATCACTAAAACAGCTAACGGACTAGATGAGGTCAATCATAGATTAAGAGACTTTACTATTAAAGCTGACGATGCCGAAATAGCAAGACAGGCAAGCTTCTCTGAATCATCAGTCAATAGCGTATTGAATCAGCTAGAAGCACAATTCAAACAAGAATTAGCTTCACTTCAATCGAGCGGTGCGGCTCAAGACAAGATAGAACAATACACAAAAGATAAAGCAGAGCAAATAAGAAAAGCATTAGAACAGGCTAGGCTTGTAGAACAAGATGCTAATGTATTTGCAGAAAGACTCTTAGCTAGAAGTTTAGGAATTGAAGGAAATGATGTTCTAGGTAATTTGGATAATCTAGTTGCACCATCTGATATTAAAGCAGTCGATATCAGTAGCGACGTTAAGCAGTTATTGACCAGACTGCAACAAGAACTAGCTACACTAACAAGAGCGCAATTAAAAGAAGTAGCGCAAAAGTTATCAATAGCGGTAAAATCAGCCGATAGAAAAAACGTTCTTATTGACAAGGTTTCTAATGACATACCTGCCGAGTTAATTCGTGCTACGGCTCCACTATCGGCGCAAATACAAGAGCAAGTAAGGGAATTAGGAGTATTTCTATCTCGCGCCACAACTCAGCAGATTCAAGAGATTAACGCTAGGACAAGGGAATTAGTCACCAGTGGATTAAATAGTGAAAGTACCCCACAATTAGGAGAATTAGCATTTGAACTAAATGCGAGTAAAAATGCTGTTTTAATTGCTCTATCTAGCGAGATTGAAGATTCTACTAGAGACTATTTAAAAGGACTGCTATTAAGTATTCAAAAGCAGCAAAAAGCAGTCGAGAATAAAATCACCGTATTGCGGTTTGAGGAAATAAATCAGGCAATAGCATCTACTGTCAATAAAACCGTAGCCCAGACGGTATCATCTGTTGAGCAAATAGATCCAGAATTAGGAGATATCGGAGAAATACTTAAAAAAGGTGTTAATTCAATATCTGAGTCCGTCAATGATATAATCAGAAAAATATTAAAAAATGCCAATCGACAAGTAGCATCAACTACTACTATAAGCTCTTTAGAAGCTGACATTGAGGGAGCATCAACTACTACTATAAGCTCTTTAGAGGCTGACATTGAGCTAGAATCAGCCAGAAAAGAGATTCAATCCAAGAGAAAAAACAGCATCCCTAATTCCGTTCGCAACCTAAATGTGGCTGTTAGCAAAGTAGAAGAAGATATTGCGTTAAGACTAGCAAAAATAGAAATAGAACTAAATAATGCTACAAGTTCTGATTCTGTACTTGAAATGAGAGCAGCATTACCTAAAACTAATGACGCGATTGCCAAGTTTGAACAAGCTCAAATAGATATAGAGAAAAAAATAGTAAAAGCTCAATCCCCTAGTGGTGTATTTGGGCAAATAAATAAAGTAGCCAATAGTGTTAAGGACACCGCCAATCGTTTTATTGATCTAAACCCCATCGTAGGGAAAAGTATCGGACTATTTAAAGGCTTGGGGCTTGCTGTAGCAGGATATATAGCAATAACAACAGGGTTCGAGACTTTAGTAGAAATAGGCAGGCAAACCCAAGAACTTACAGTTAGATTTGAAAACTTGACTACCTCAATTAATTTTGTTAGTGGAGGACTAGAACAGGGAGCCAAAAACTTTAATGCGATCGCCAAGTCAGCTAGGGATCTAAAGGTTGCCTTAATACCTGCCATTGAAGGTTATACGCTACTAGCAGCAGCAACTCAGGGAACTAACTTAGAGAAAGACACAATAGGCATATCTAAAGCGATATTGCAGGCAGGGAGAGCCTACAGTATCACAACCGATAGGCTCAACAACGCCACCCTAGCAATCGGACAAATAGCGGGTAAGGCAGTCGTAAGCCAAGAGGAATTAAGAGGGCAATTATCGGAAGCTTTGCCGGGAGCTTTACAGGTAGCCTCTAGAGCCTTTGGGGTGACAACTGCCGAACTTAATAAATTAGTTGAAGCTGGTTTGACAGCCGATGAATTTCTCCCTAGATTCGCTCGACAATTACGACGGGAGACAGCCTTCGCAGCCGAACAGGGGAGCAAAACTTTAGGCGCGGCGGTGCAGAACTTAGCCAACGCTAGAGATACCCTTTTTGTGGCGATAGGACAACAGGCAAGCCCTGCCCTAATCGGGCTATACGACGGCTTGGCAGTGGCTTTAAACTCAGTAGCGGGTGCTATTGCTCCAGTTGTCGCAGGATTCGTTGATTTAGCCAAAATAGGGGCAGGGATTGCGGTAATTCAGGGACTAAGCTTAGGACTGACAGCCCTAACTCCTGCTTTAGCATTCGCTTCCTTGGCTCTTAAGGCTTTGATACTAGACCTCCAAGCTTTAACATTCCAGTCATTTAGTGCGGGGATTGCGTCAGCAACGGCGGGGATAATTAATTTAGTAAAAACAGCAGCAACCTCTAAAATAGCCATCCAAGGATTAAGCCTAGGAATAACGGCATTAGCAGGTTCTATCTTAATCGGGGTAGTGGAGGCTGGTTTAGCTGTCGATGATTTGAACAAAAAAACGCAAGAATCAGCCGACACTATAACCAAGTTTAGAGACGACCTCAATCGGGCAAATGCCAAGCCGATAGAATTAGGGGTTGCCGATAATTTGGAGCAAGAATTTAGAGATTCCCAGAGTGTCTTTATCAAACTCGCCAACCTAATCAGTGTGTTCCAAAGATTGGCAACTGGTGGGGACGTAATTGATAACCTAAACGCTGTTAGATCCCAGAAATTCTTTAACACAATTGAACAAGGGAATGCCGTATTAGAGTCTTCGATTAAGCTTAGAGCCGATGACGCTAGGGGCATAATTGTACAAGCTAAGGCAGTAGAACTAGCAGGGGATCAACTAGCTAGACAGCTATCAATAGCCAAGGATAGTTTAGCGGTAACAGATGCAGAAAGACAAGCCAAAGACAATCTAGTCAAGCAATTAGAGAGAGAGATAGAAGCTAATCGAAGATTGGAGGATTCCCTAGCAGGAATTGATAAAGCTTATGGTGATGTTTTGCGGGCTGTCAATAAGAGGATTGAGGGTAGTAAAAGAGCAGAAGCTGAGTCATTAGCAGAGATTGCTAGATTAGAAGTAGAGGGAACGGAACTACAGGAATCTCTAGAAAAACGAAAAGCCGAAGCCACCAAGAAAAGAATATCTGAGGAGCTACAAGCACAGCAAGACTTGTTAAAATCCTTACAGTCTCGTCAAGATGCGACAACTAGCACCAAAACTATTGATGAGATTGAGAAGGTTAACAAGAAAATAACCGACTTAACCAAAGAACAGGCCAACAGTGAGATAGAAGCAGAAAAAGCTAAACAAGCCGAAAAGATAGCTATTATTGAAGAAGCTTCCCAAAAAGCTTTATCTGCTTCCAAAGAAGCCGAACAAGAGCGATTAATTGAACTGCAAAAACTTTATAATGCAGATTTAATCAGCAAAGAAGACTTAGAGCTAGAAAAGTTAAAAGTCACCCAAAAAGCTACAGATGCTCAATTAGCCGCAGTCGAGGAAGAAATAAAAGCGGTCAACAGTGCCGATATTTCCCAAAGACAGAAAGAACTAAAGCTAAGAGAATTAAGAGAGAAATCCTCGGATCTGGTTCTTCAAGCATTACAAAAGCAAAAAGAGGTAGAAGAGTCTTTATTTAATATTGCCAAAGCTCAAATAGAGAGATTGGCTAAAGTTCAAACTGATAGGATTGAGCTTTTTAATGAAGAACTTGACCTAAAAGCTAAAGTCATCGACTCCGACAAAAAAGCTCAACTAGAATCAGAAAAACTAACCAATCTCCTAATTATTCAAGAAAAGTCTTTAGAGCGTCAATTAAACATCGTTGGCAAACGAAACGAACTGCTAAAAGCTCGCTCCGATGCCTCTTTATTTGTTTCCATAGCAGAGACTGATAGGCTAAACCGAGCACTAGAAATTGTACGGAAAATCAACTCTGGGGACATTGGTAGCCAAAAAGAACTCAAAGCACTTAAACAGGAATTATCTGATTTAGGTATTAGTGGCACCGTTCGGGAAAAAGAGCTAATTGAGCAGATTGGAAAACAGGAGGCTAAAACTAGAGAACTTAAACTAAAAGCCCTAGAAACCGAGCAAAGAATCCAATCCCAGATATTAGAATTAGAGATCCAAAAAACAGAACAAGCCCAAAAACGAGCATTAATTGAAGCTCAATCTCAGGTGCGGACTGCTCAGGTAGAATTTGCCAAAGCCCCAATCGAACAAGCCAGAATTGACCTAGCAGCGCAAAAAGCCGTAATCGAATCCACAAAAGAACTGGCGATCGCGCAAAAAGAACTAAGTCAAGCTTCGGGTGATAGCGAGAAAAAACAAGCACAGGAGGCTATCGCTCTAGCTCAAAGAAGGCTAGAGATTGCCCAACAGGAATTAGTCATATCCCGTGACACTACTTCTACTGACCTAGCTAAAGAGCGCTTAGAGCTTGCTGTTGAAAATCTCAGGGAACAAGAAAAGATATCTCAAGATCAGGGATTAATCAACGAATATCAACGGGAAAGCCTAAAACTAACCCAAGCACAGGCTAAAGCACAATTAGAAATCGAGAATCGGACTAACCGCGCTGCTAATCGAACCAATCGGGCAATAGGTGAGGCTAGTCGTTCTCAGGGAT